TCATTCACCACCTTGGCATTCCCGTGAGAACTGTGACCGGTGCGTTCTGGTCGCAGTGCATGGCGAACGGGATCGAGGAGATCCTCAGCGAGGACGACGCTGACGCGATCCTGTTTGTGGACTACGACAGCGTGTTCCTCCCCGGCACGGTCTCCGCACTCGCCGCCCTCATGGCTCACGGCGGCTGGGACGCCATCGCCCCGCTACAGGTGAAGCGAGGAGACGGCACGTTCATGCTGTCGCTCGCCGGCGTCGAGCCTCATGAGCGGTGCGAGATCCCGCCGGGGTTCTTTGATGCCCCCGTCCAGGCGGTGGACACAGCCCACTTCGGGTGTACGCTGGTCCGCACGTCCACGATCAAGGCGATGGCGAAGCCCTGGTTCCTCGAAACCGTGGACGAGGACGGGAGCTACCGCAAGCCGCACATCGACGCCGACATGACGTTCTGGCACGCCCTGAAGGCTGCTGGAGGTCGGCTAGGCGTAGCAACCGGAGTTTCCATCGGGCACCTTGAGGTCAAAGTCGCGTGGCCTTCGCTGAAGACGCCCGGTGGTAGGATATACTCAGACCCCTCGGCGTTCTGGGCTGGCGACAAGCCCGGGGATGCCCACGGAGTTATCGCGTGAAGTACGAAGTCTGCCTGCCGTTCCTGTGGTTCAAGCGTGGTGAGGTCATCGACGACAGCAAGCTCCGCATGATGGACCGCAACTACCTCGTAGCCAGGAACGTGATCCGCGAGGTCGTCCCGAAGAAGTCGCCGAAGAAAGAGTCTAAGAAATGACCGACCACTACGTCTATGGTCAGACCGAAGCCTCCTACGACCGCTTCCACAAAGACAAGCACTACGGAGCGATCGCCTTCGAGCCGATCTCGTCGTCGGTTCAGGTCGAGCAGGAGTGGCAGAGTCCGATATACTCACCTCCGATCACGCTTGAGGCGGTCAAGGAATACCTGCGATGCGAGGACTCGGCTGACGACTCGCTCATCACCAGTCTCATGACGGCTGCGGTGGCTTACGTCCAAGAGGTCACCGGCGTTGTCTTCGTGTACTCCCGTATCAACAATCGCTACAGCAGCTTCCCGTCTCAGTCGCAGTCGCTGTCCGTCACGCCCGAGCTTATCAGCGGTTCATCGCTCGTCGCAACGAGCCTCACCCTGACGTATCCTAGCAAGGCTACGAACAGCCTCGTCGTACTATCCCTGATAGACGGCGACTTCACTTACGCCGTCGTGAACAACTACGCCCTACTGATACCGAGTGCCGCTGGGTGGCCTGTGGATGACTTCGACACCAAGAGCCCTCTCGGCGTGTCCCTGCAAGCCCACACGTTGACCGCTACGCCGACGTCGTCGGGGAACGAGTGGCAGCAGCTCTTGGTGGCGGTGAAGATGCTCGTCGGTCACTGGTACGCCAACCGCGAAGCTGTCAGTGACGCCCGCCTCGCCGAGGTGCCGATGGGCGTCCAGATGCTCCTTCAGAACCAGACCAGCCACAGAGGTATGTTCTAATGAATGCCGCGTTCAACCTACTCGTCTCGGTGCAGGATACCGCCTCGTCTACCGACGGTGCGTCACTGTCGTCGAACGTCTACCGCCTCGACGCCTCTTCAGCCGGCGGGTCGTCGGACGACAAGGTAGTCCACCTGTCCGAGGATGCCGGCGGGGACAACACCTACACGCTGTCGAGCCTCGGCTTCTCGAAGGTCTCTGCGGTCGCGGTGAAGTGCCGAGGCGGCACCAGCATCGACCTCTTCGGTCCGTCCGGTGGAGGCAAAGCGTCCTTCTTCCCAGATCAGCTCATCCTCAACCCAGGCGACTGGTACGCATGGGGTTCGCAGTCAGGCGAGGACGTGTCGGGTGGTTCGCAGATCCGCATCCAGGGGTTCGCCAACGGTGCCTGGACAATGATTATCGTGGGGCAAGCCTAATGATTAAAGCAGGTTGCCTGAAGCATCGAGTGACGCTACAGAACCCGACGAAGACGCGGTCCGCCACGGGCTCGGCGAGCCTCGGCTGGGGCAATGTCGCGACGGTGTGGGCTTGCGTTCGCGGGATGTCTGGGCGGGATGTCATCATGGCGGCTCAGGCTCAGGCACTCGTCACGCACAAGGTCACGATCCGCTACCGCAACGATGTGAACTCGCAGACCCGTCTCCTCTACAACGGCAGGGTGTTCGAGGTAGTCGTCGCACTGGAGCGTAGCTGCCAGACCGGGCTGGAACTCCTTTGCAGGGAGGTCGAGGATGGGCTCGGGTGATCCGGTCGTCAAAATAGATATGGACAGCCTTCTGCGGGAGGTCTACAAGCTCGCCTATCGCATGAAGGTGAAGTTTTCGGACCACCAGTGGAAGCGTACGCTCTTCAAGGCTCTCGCCCCCACCCAGACAGCGTACAAGCAGACCGCCGAGGCACACCGGGACACTGGCACGCTCGCGGCTGCCGTCAACAAAAAGTATATCGACTACGACAAGGCGTCCGTGGCAATCGTCGGTCCTCGGTACGCGAAGAACCCTAGGGCGGGCGTGGCAAACCCGAATCACGCTTGGCTGACGGAGTTCGGCTCCAGCGGACCGCGAAAGCCCGGTGCCGACGTGTCGCGACCTGACCTGAGAAAGCCGAATATCCTCGTCTACGACAGGGTCAACAATGGTCGGTCGATCATGAACTCAGAGAAGTTCCAAGAGCTGGAGGACGACAGCAAATACTTCGTCATGGGGAACAAGCGGCGTGGGTTCTTCATGCGGCTGAAGCCTGGGCAGACCTACGGGGCGATGCCCGCCGGCGGATGGATGCAGAAGGCGTGGGAAGCCACCGAGGGTCAGGTCGCGAGCATCCTGAAGCTGGCGGTTGAGCGTATAATCAAGAAGTCCACCGATGGCGGCACACAATGACTCCAGAACACTACATCTCGCACCTCCTGACCACGTCTCCCGACGTGGCTTCGCTCGTTGGGATGAACGTGTTCAACATCTTCGTCCCGAAGGCACAGACGGAACTCCCGTTCATTGTGTACCGGCGGGGCGTGACGGATGACGAGAACACAGTGTCGGCACCGGGACCGCTTGACATACCGACCACCTCGTTCTTCGTCTCGTCGTGGGCGTTAGAGATGACGGACGCTCGGCGTATCGGCGATGCAGTTCGACAGGCTCTCAACGGACAGATCGGTGATGTCGCCGGTCTCTCCGTCGTCAGCCTGCTGATGACAGGTGAAGTTGACGACTTTGTTGATCCCACTCCCGCCGGTGCCCAGTTGCCACTGGCTTACGAAGTTCGACAGTCCTATCAGATACGCTGGCAACGGGCGTAAAAAGGAGAGATAGAAAGTATGGCTACTTCAGCCCAAGGGCTTACCTTCGTATTCAACGGGACGACGATCAGCGTGACCAGCGTCTCCGTGAACGACAACACCGAACTGCTCGACGCCACCGATCTCGGCGTTGCTCAGGGCGGCAATCGCATCTACGTCAACGGCTTCGCCGTGGACCGCGAGGTGTCGATTGACTACTTCAACAACGACATCCTGACCGCCGGCGAAAGCGGACAGCTCTCGATCTCCGGTCCCATCTCCTTCTCGGGCACCGCGACGATCAACAGCAGCACGCTCGGTGCGTCTGTTGGCGACCTTGTCCGTGGAACCGCGACCTTCCGAGTCGTCTCCTAATGGCTTCGTACGTCCCAACCGGTGTAACCGTCTACTACGGTTCCATTCCGATCACAGCCACCTCCGTCTCGGTCACCAGACCGAGGGCGGAGGTGGTGGACGTGACCGGCGTGGGGGACAGCATGGGTACGCGGTCCCTGTTCTCCACTGGGGACAAGGTCGGTCAGGCTACCATTCAGGTCAACGGATTCCTACAATCTGGATCGACGTTCGCCTCTGGCATCGGTGCAACTGATACACTTACCATCAGTGGCTCGACGATCCCGACGATCTCGTCGTCAGCAGCGGTGCTGGTGGCGGTGGACGAGCCGATCCAGCAGGGGCAGCTCAGAACGGTGTCCCTGACCTTCATGGTGGAGTCTATCTGACATGCTTTCGAAGAACGCTATCCTCGCCTCCGACGACCG